AGACCTTTCCAAAAAGAGATCTTAAATGGATTGTTTGAACTGGACGAAAAAGGGTTGTGGAAACACAGGCACGGTTTAGTCATACTTCCCCGCAAATCGGGTAAAACTATGCTTATGTCCGCGGCGGCTACTTGGGCGTTGTACGCTTCCGGTGAACCCGGTTGCGAAGTTTACGTAGTGGCAGGATCTAAAGATCAGGCGCGTATCTGTTATCAGAACATACGCGACGTTGTGGAAGCAGACCCTGAACTTTCAGCTATTTCGGAGGTTTTCAAGGATGCGATAAGCGTTCCCGGTACTGGCGCGGTTTGCCGTGTCCTTTCCTCTGACGGCTCTTTAGCGCACGGTTTATCACCTGTGGTCAGCATTGTGGACGAAACATGGTGCCATCCGAACAGCGAGCTTTACGAAGCTTTACTGTCAGGATCAGGCGCTAGACGATCTTCGCTTCTATGTCACATAACAACCGCCGGAGTGGGGGAAGGAACCCCCCTGTCGAAACTGGTGGAATATGACAAACGTGTAACATCAGGGGAAGTGGACGACCCTACTTGGTGGTGCTACTGGAACCCCCCGGAGGAGCAAAGCGACTACACAGACCCGAAAGTATGGGCGAAAGCCCACCCGGCGTTCGGCGATTGGGTTTCCGAAGAATACTTGGAATCGCAGATAAAACAGCTTCCAGCCCCCGAATTTAAGCGTTTACATTTGGCGCAATGGATAGTCGAACGCGACGTTTGGCTAACAGAATCACAAATGGGTTTAATTGGTGAAACCGACCCGATAACGGCAGAAGATCTGCCGGTACTCGCGGTGGACGGTTCATGGAACAGCGACGCTTCCGCTGTGGTCGCGGCTACAGCAGACGGACGGATAGAACTTTTACACTTACAGGAAAAACCCCCTGACGGGCCGGAAAGCTACAGGGTTAATATCCCTGATTTGTTGCGCGCTGTGGTAGAAGAAACAGAACGATTATCGCCAAGGGCTGTAATGTACGACCGTTATTTGTTAGGCGCGTACATGCTACAGCTAGGCGAAGAAGGCTTACCGGTTGTGGAGTTCCCACAGACCGCGCGCCGGATGGTACCAGCGACTAAAAGATTCACAGACAACATTTTGGATGAGAACCTGACAATAGTCGAAAACGAACTGGCACCAGCTTTGAAACGACATATACAAAATTGTCGGCTTAAAATAGATCGACTGGGCGCAAGAATAGTCAAATCACATTCCGCGTCCGCTAAAAAAATCGATGCCGCTGTCTGCGCTGTAATGGCTTTAGATTCGGCAAACGAACTACCAATACCAGACCCCGAACCAACACCGAGGATATATTAAATGGGCATTTTTTCACGCTTCCAGAAAACCGAAACCCGCGACCCGGACGCTTTCCCGCCGTGGTCGCCGCCTATTTGGAATCAGAACTTGACAGGCGTGATGGTCGACAATTCCACTTCTTTAGGGCTTGTGACTTTCTTTCGATGCGTTGAGCTTATTTCGTCAACAATCGGGAGCCTGTCCCTTCACGTTTACCGAAACGGGGAACGTGTGGAACCCACCCCGCGAATTGTTATCAGACCGAACCCATCGGAAACACGTTTAGACACTTATTCTGCGCTTATCGCTTCAGCTTTGATGCGCGGCAACGGTTACGCCGTACTGGGCGACTATGACAGGTTCGGCAACCCTCAGCAAATGGTTGTCGTTAACCCTGACGCTGTATCCGTACAACTTAATAAAGACACCGGTTTCGTTTCATACAAAATCGGTGACACTACTTACACCCCGCAAGAGATTTTCCACTTGCGGGGCTTTATGCTTCCCGGTCATATAATCGGCTCAGGTGTCCTAGATTTGCAGAAACACGCGTTGGGGTTGGCTATAGCTGAACACGAATACACCGAACGGGTGTTCTCCGAGGGTTCGATACCATCAGGGGTTATATCCACAGACGCGGACATGACACCGGAAACAGCGCAAGAACTGAAACAGGGTTGGGTTAACTCTCACGGGGGGCGTAACAGAACCCCTGCGGTGTTAGCTGGCGGTCTTAAATACACGCCTGTTCAACTATCGAATAGTGATCTTGAACTGTTAGAAGCTCGTAAATGGTCATCTACGCAAATAGCGGCTATGTTCGGCGTTCCACCGCATTTGGCGGGCGCACCATCCAACGACAGTTTGACGTATAACACGGTAACGGAGGACACACGGTCTTTCGTCCGTTTCGGGTTGCGCCCTTGGATCGTCCGCTTACAGCAAGCAATTTCAGACGTTCTGCCACGCGGACAATCAGCGAGCATAAGCCTGGGCGACTATTTACAACCTGACCTTTTGACACGTATGCAAGCCGCGGAGATAGCCATAAACGCAGGAATTAAAACACCGGAGGAAGTCCGAGCCGAGGAGGGGCTGACATGAGCAACAACATTATAGAAAGAACGCTTTCATCCGACACGCTGGAGATACGCGAAACGCAGGAAGGCCGAAGGGTTTGCGGTATAGCCGCCCCGTTCGGTTCGTCATACGACGCAGGCGAATTTGTCGAATCTTTCCTACCGGGATCGTTTGCTAAAACGATCAGCGAACGAGGCGAGAAAGTCCCACTATTAGAAGCACACAGACGCGACGCGATGCCGTTAGGACGCGCAACGCGAATGGAGGAAACCAGCGACGGTTTATACGCAGAGTTTCTAATATCGAAAACGTCACGCGGCGAAGAAGCCCTACAGTTGACACGCGATGGGGTTATGCACAGCTTTAGTGTGGGTTTCGTACCAGTACGCGACAGGAGAACCGAAACAGGCGACGGGCGACCAATGATCCAACGACAGGAAGTCAAATTGCATCATGTGGGTTTAATCTCAGAAGTACCAGCGTATGAAAACGCGAAAGTCTTAGCTGTCCGAGATTTCGACCCGGACGACGAAGAAACCGCCCCGCGGTTAGCTGTGTGGCGGGCGAAACTTTTAATACCAACAATCTAAACATTTAATCTGCTATATTGAGAACACCGCGCCGATTCGCGCCGTCAGTCGTGCTGACACCCGAAGTATTCACCCGGTGAAAACATAAGCACAAACGAAAGGCAATTATGAAACTGCTAGACCAGCTTGTTTCAGAACGCGCGGACGTTGCGGAAACCATGACTGGTATTCTCGACACCGCCGCTGAAGAAACACGCGACCTTACAGAAAGTGAAGAAACGAACATTTCGGAACTTCACGCTCAAGCTGAAAAGCTCGACACACGAATAACAGAACTACGCGACATTCAAGTAGCTAATTTGGAAGCCGCTAAACTACGCGCCGAGGTAACACACGGCGATGATGACGACGACGACGACGCAGGCGACGAAAACGCTTTACGTGTCCGCGTTAAAGAAGAAGCGTTGACATACGCTCAGGAAGCCCCTAATTCGTTTTTCCGTGATATTTATAATTCACAGATGAATCACGACCCGCAGGCACAGGCTAGAATTTCACGCCACAGCGAAGAAATGAAGGTTGAATACAGGGACGGATCAACCAGCAACTATGCCGGTTTGGTAGTTCCACAGTATTTGACAGAACTTGCCGCGGAGCTTGCACGTGCTGGAAGGCCATTCGCTAACCTTTGCACAGCGCTTCCACTTCCTAATGACGGAATGACTATCAACATTTCACGCGTTACTACTGGGGCAACTGCCGCCGCGCAAGCCACAGAAAACAGCGCAGTATCCGAACAAGACATAGACGATACTTTGCTAACAGTTGACGTTCGCACAATCGCAGGACAGCAGGACATTTCCCGCCAAGCCTTAGATCGTGGAACCGGAATCGACGCGCTTATCATGGCTGACCTATCAGGAGCTATAGCAACTACTTTGGATGACGGCATGATTAACGGTGCTGGAACTTCAGGCACTTTGCTTGGGCTTAAGAACATTTCAGGCATCAACGCTGTGACCTACACAGACGCAAGCCCAACAGTTGCAGAGCTTTACCCTAAGCTTCTTGATGCTATACAGAAGATCAATTCCAACCGCTACGCCGGCCCGGATTTGATAGTTATGCACCCAAGACGCGCCGCATGGATGGCCGCCGCAGTAGACGGACAAAGCCGCCCATTGGTACTGCCACAGGCAAACGTGCCAAGCAACGCTATGGGTACAGGCCCGGTAGCTGGTTACGGCTCAACAGGCTTGCAGGTTGCAGGTATCCCAATCGTGACCGATGCAAACATTCAAACTGACGCAGGTAGCGGAAACAACGAAGATAACATTTTCGTGGTACGCCGTGCCGACATGCTTTTGTTTGAAAGCCCCGGCGCTCCTTCAATGGTTCGCATGGATCAGACACTAGGCGGCAACTTGACCGTCAAGATGGTTGCTTGGCAGTACGCTTGCTTTATCGGCGGGCGCTATCCAGCCGCGATCAGCATGATTTCAGGAACTGGTTTAGTAGCACCTAGCTTCTAATCAATCCCGTTTGACCCCAACGGGTAGGTTTGCCACCGGGTACCCCGTCCGGTATCCGGTGGTAATCCCGAACAGAATGGAGAAAACATTGTCAACACTATGGGAAAAACAGGCTTCAGCTCGGATACAAAAACCCGAACAAGAAGCCCCGAAACCAGCCGCTAAGAAACCAGCGGCTAAGAAAGCATCAGCGAAGAAATAATGGGATACGTTACGCTATCGGAACTTAAAACCGCTCTGGGAATCTCAGGAAGCACCGAGGACGATTACCTTAATTTGGGTATCGACGCGGCGACTTCCGCTATAGACGACCTTTGCGGGCGTGTTTTCACGCAAGAAACGTCAGCGACAGCGCGCACCTACAGGGCGCAACCCTATTACACGGTGGTGGACGACATTTACACGGAAACTGG